TTACTAACCATTCTGTCATTTAGTTGATTCAAAATCTCATAAAATAAAGAATCGCATATCAAGTATCGAACAGCGTTAGTGGTTTTATTTCTTTGCTTTTTTAGGGCATTTTTAACTATAACGGAAGACTCTTCTTGAGTTAATAGTTGATTAAACTCTGCTTCGTCTTCTGGTTTAGAGATCATGCTATCAATAACATCATCTTCACTTTTATCCCAGTCTCCGAAATTATTGTAGACTAGTTTTCGTGCAGATGTTATAAATCCGTCTAAATCTTTTACAACAAACCATTCATCATCTGTATCCATTGTTAACTCCTAGTTTAGTATGTCGAACATTCCTTGATAATAATGTGGTTGTTGTACAAAATGTGTAGCGTGTCTTTGAAGATGACTTCGATATTCTTGGTTGTATTTATCTCCCAAAAAATGCTTGGTCTTCCAAATCTGCTGACCCTGATAATTGGATCCCAAATACTGGAACTTTAGATCGTTACCAGTATTGGGATTCCAACCATTCACAGGAAACTGAATTATAGGCAATCCGGTAGAATTGTCCACTGTCCATTTATCGGTTTTGAAAAAGTCATTTAATTGATTCAACACCCAATCAGACAATGATTTGCTCTTATCTACATCAAAGGTAAAATACCATTTATATTTATTAGGATCATGATTATCGTAGTTATAATAATCATCATCATAGTTATCATCGTCATCATAGGGTTCGTGCATAAATCACCCGATACAAAATTGGTCACTTAGTTGGTTAGCAAGGTCTTTGGCAGCAGTCGATAGGAACCGATTGTTGCTGAAATACAGTGCTGTGGACGCTTGGTTTAGGTAGTCAACGACCGTTTTTAAAAGTTTGGTCTGCTGACCGTCCAGATTTAAACAGCCACCGTGGGTGACTTCCCCAGGAATCACAGGGTTTGCATCACCATAAATCTTATTGTAAGCATTAGTATAGTTCTTATATGTCTGTTCATTAATAGGACTCTTATAAGTAACGCTAACTGGAGCAGGATCGAGATTTACTTCCACCGAATCCTGACTATTTTTCTGACCACATAGATTCATAAGAATTTCCTTTGCTACATCGGGTGAAACTGGGAGACTATTAGCATCGGCCTGCTTATACGCTTTAGCATAGCCCTTGTACCATTCATCACTACACTTTGTTGGATCAATAACAATGTTTGTGCTTTGACCTGTAAGAGCAGACTGAAGATCGGCCACATTAATTGGCTGACCAGTTGATCCAGGCAGGATGCTGGTAAAATACGGAGCCTTCTTTTCCCAACCCTTACGCCACCAAGTATAAGGAACACGATAAATCTGATTGGCCTTGATCGCCCGTGGATCTCCGCCAAAGTAATTTACCAGCTTCTTTTGTAGACCATTCCAGTAAGTTTTGTTTTTGTCAACAAGTTTACGAGAATTGTCATCAAAAATCCAGTAGCACTGATATCCGTTTCTAGTATCTACTACCCAGCTTGGCTTAACAGCAAAACTGTTGATCTTTTCCAAGAACTTCTTTTTCTTCTGCATTACAACGCTTGGCTTAAAATACTTGCCTTCATTGTCTCGACCAGCATCCATATCACAAAAACAACAGGTAAATTGATTAATAGCGTATAGTTTGCGACCACCATTCACATAAAAGTAAACATCTGAATTATTATTTAGATTAGCATGAACTGCTGTTGTTAGATTGTCTGTATGACCCATACTACTAATCTTTTTACGAGGATCACCATTATAGCAATAAATCTGCTGAGTACTAAAAGAGTTTATGAAACTACCCCTCATTTTGCAGTTTTGCTGGTTCCAAACATCATTACTATTATCGAAAGGATTAAATCCAAGATCGTCACTAAACATTTTTCACCTATTTCCTGTGTAGAAATTAATATGCCGGGATAATAAACGCTACTATCAGTATCAGCAAAAGATGATGGGAGAGAATCGAACCCTCGTAAATAGCAATAGGCTATTCAGCAGTCACCAGACTCCACCATTGGTTTAAACCTCAGTTATAATCGTCCCAATCTTCATCATCTTCGTAATCTTCTTCATCGTCCTCATCAAACTGATCCCAATAATCGTTGTCAATATCGTAATCGTCCTCATCATCTTCATAATCATCATCGGTAAAAGTAGAAGAATACAATGGCTTGCTAAGTTCACCCTGATATTCGCCAACTACCAAATACTCGCAAGTACGAAGTTTCTCGCAATTGCAATCACTAGGAACACTAACAACATCCTTGGGATTGATCTTAACAATAACAATGCGATCACCAGATTCAACACTTCCATAACCGGCAACATAATTCAATGCACCAGCATGAAGACCATCCGAACAACCAACAGCACGATTATCATCCACTCTTGCACGATTCATCTTGCAGATATTACCAACACTGTTGTCGAATACTCCACGATACTTGTCCATATAATCTGATCGAACAGCCTTATATGCCAAGAAACAACCATCCTCAGTAATCGGCAGATTTTCATGCTCAAGGAAATCGTATAGTTCCTTCTGACTCTGCATACTAGGATTATCCATAAGATTATTCAGGAAATTAACCAGGGGCTGGAATGGCAGACCCTTGCTCATAAATTCCAGAATACGCTTACTAATACTACCATGAACAACCTCACCCTCATAGGTGACTTGACCGTTCTTAATTTCTACCAGACCATCACTAAAGTTAGCAACAGCCTTTTCTACATCAACAATAGCCAAGAGTTCGTCGGAGGTTGCGGTTGGCAATGCCTCCAGAATCATCTTGTAATTAATATGATCCGGCAATACCTGATAGGTCTTATTATTAATAACAAGGGTCAGATTGCCGTCAACAAACATAAAAGGGACACTCATTTGATTTCTCCTGTTTCCTGTGAAATTTACTTAATTAGACTACTCAATTGAACTCTAAACAACTGTGCTTGCTCATCGCTCATTTTATCAAACCAAGGATTACTAGATGTATTCCAGTAACCTCCATCGCTACCGTTAATCCGCGTAACAATATTGGTATTTTCCTTAGTGTTCCAAAGCAACGAATCAAACTCGCTGCTCCCTACAATATACTTCAGCATCGGGTTGTTGTCAACCTGCTCTTTAACAATTTTTTCGAGTTTGCTCATAACAGGCAGACTAACCTTGATTTTATCGCTAGTATTGATTTCATAGCCAATATCTCTGATACTGCTTTCGATATTAGAAAAATTAGCAATATTTTCAGATAGTGTACTAACATCGACAGCGATATTTCGCTTATCGAAAATACTTTGAATATGACTATTGTAATCGCTTTCTGAAATATGATTATATCCTAGATGAGTTCTATCTCGGTGACAATCACTGAAATAGTGAAGAACCAATACATCTTCGATACACTTAACCATAGGATCATTTTTAATATACTGAGCATAATCCAGTCCGAAAATACTCAACATATGACAAGCAAACTGATAAGGAATATTAGGCTTGCTACTATACCTAGACCTATCTTTTGGAACCCAATCAATTTCTTTTTGAGCCTGACTCATAATCTCTCTCAGACCAAGAACAACCGAATACTTGTCCTTGAGAATCTTAGAAATAAATGGGTCAAACCACTCTCTAAACAATACCAGATTCAACCCCATCTTTTTCAGAGTTTGAACATACGAGGTCTTGATAGCATATACCTTAACCTTCTTCAAGGCGGGAATACGAGCGTTCTTAAAGAAATGGCTAATGTGTACGATGCCTGTTTCTGTAGAAGCATATCTAACCATAGGAACATAAATGATTTGATCCTGGTCGTTAAAATTTTCGATCTGATCTTCAGACAGAGTTTTCAACAGAGCGGCATCATTATAGTCATAGTTTAGAGACTGATTATCAGACGTATGATTAGTAATCAAGAAAACGTCTTGGTCACTAACACTACCCTTAGTTCCCTTGCTAGTACGCTTAGATGGTGCAGACTTAATGAGATCCTTATGGTCAGACACATTAAAAATATTCTCAGCACCAACATCAGCAACCAGATCATCAAAACCTTGCTTTACATTATTATGGTCTTTGGTATCAACCATCAAATATGCAAAACAATCATTCTGATTACAATACTTGGTCACAATTTTCTTAGCACTTTCCTGGCTAGCAAGATCACACCAGAAAAACTTAATTCTATTGGACTTTTTATTGCTATTCCAGTAGTAAGAACCTCGACCGTTCAAAGTCTCGTGATGAATCATATTGGTCAGATAAACCAACCTACGAGAACGATATCCTGCTGTTCTATAATTGAACACATAAAGATTCTTGTCGGAATCCAACTTATATTCAAGATCAACACCAGAACCAATATCGTGAGACTTTCCATTGCTATCTGTCCAAGATGCACCAACACCCCAACCTCCAGCAAGATCATTCAGCTCATAATAAGTCTGAATAGCCTCTATCTTGGTTTTTGATTCTTGAATCTTCTTAGAGAATTCGCTCTTTAGTTCAAGATAAATAGATTGGGTCTTTTCTCGCAAGTTTTTAATTACCTGCTTAGTATACTGCAATCCTTCTCGACTAACATCCATCTCCAATTCGCCAATGCCAAACTCCAATTCAAGATACAAACCTTGATTGATAATTTCGTTGACAAAACTCTTCCACGATGCGATATCGGCCTTATTAAAGGCACGATTCCATCGGGCAATATGATCTGGAGTTTCTTTTTCTTCCGAGCCAGTAAGATTGCTAGTTTCTACTGGATAAGCAATATTACCCATGATAGCAACAACACCACTATTAATATGATGGTGGTGGCTCGGAAAAGTCAGACTATCATTATTTAGTCTACAAACTCTCCACCCATCACCACTAATAATAATATTCCTATTGCTAAAGTTAGTGAAATCGTAATCGACTCCGCCCTTAATAATAGGACGCTGCTTAAAGTAATGGAATACTCGCACAGCAGTACGAGAAAATTCCCTAAAATCATAAGTCTTTACTGCAAAACCAATCTCAAGACCATTAGGTTCGTTGGTTTCGCACGAATGAATAAGGTTGAGATTAGGAACACCAGCATCATCAATAGCAGCAATATAAGTATACTGCATACCGTTAAAATAAGATGTGGTAGTAAAACTCTTGGTATAAGCAAACGGACTCTTTGAACCTAGACCAAGACAACCAACAAAATCATTACTATCGTTCTTATTGCTGGCTCCGTATGTGGTATACAGACTCTCCATATCTTCTCGACTAAGACCAGTGCCGTAATCACGCACACTAAAATTAGGATCAGCAGCGGTCGGCAACTTAACTACAAACGGATTTTGATTACCCGCACTAACATGAGAGTCATAAGCATTAGTAGACAGTTCTCGGATGACTGCCATAATCTTATCGGAATAAAGAGAATCCGACAAGATTTTAAACATTTTTGAGGATTGGGCAATAGTAAACTGATTGGTGCTATTGATCCCAACACTGTGAACTTCAACGGTACGATCTGCCAATTTCATTATTTGTTATCTCCAAAGGTTCCTGTGATGCTCCTAGTATACATCGTCCAAATCGCTTGTCAAGCCTTAACTAAAATCTAATCGTCCTCGTTTTTCCAGAATTCATCCTCGTCTGGAACCCAGCTATCTTCGTAACCATATTCTTCTGAGTCAGAATCTAATTCTGATTCATCTTCATCTGGATCTTCTAATAGCATAATCGTAAAATCACTAAGCATTTGTAATATTTGATCCACTTTGGCCGATATATTAT